ATTTCGATGGGTCTTGTTGAATCTATCAACACAGCGCAACAAGAGTATAATCAATGCGTCGGTCGTCAACAAAAACTTGTTAACGATCTTAAAACAAAGCGCTCTGATAGATTAGGTAGTCAAATTAAGCAAAACGCTAGTATTGTTAATCTTATTCAAGCTTGGAAAGAAGAAGAATCTAGAGTAAAGATGATTAAGCTCGCTGAAATACGCAAAGCTACATTAGGAGAAGAAATTGACAAGCTAGAAGGTATGGACGAGTTGAAATGTCGTATATTAGGTATTTCTAAACAGGAGATATTAAATGGCTAATTGTAAATTCTGTAATAAAGATTTTGATAATGACAAAAGTCTACACGCTCATTTAAAATCTCATAAAATTTCAGTATCAGATTATTATCAACATCATTATCCTCGAAAGGATTTGTTAACTGGTGAGATTATTGAGTTTAAAAACAAAGATCAATATTTTGAATCTGATTTCAACTCTAAAATAAACTTTAAAAAGTGGGCAAAGTCTTCAGATCCTAAAATAGTAGGAGATTATTGCAAAGGGTTGTTGCAAAAACGTCAAGAAAAGAAAAAGTCTATATATCCATTCTCTCAAGTAGAGTTAAAGTCTTCTGGAATTCCTAGTATTAACTTTCTAGAAACTGTTATTGGAGATTATTATGATTATTGCGATAATAACGGCTTCGAAAAGAAGTTTTTAAATCCAAAAAATTTACTTTTAATCGATAACTTTGTAGACGACTATTGTATTTATGTAGACACAAGAGAACAAAAGCCTTTAGAGTTTTCCAGATTAACTCAAGTAAAGAAATTGAACTTTGGAGATTATTGTTTTGAAAATCTAGACGTATCTGGAAATACTTTTATCGAAAGAAAGTCGCTTAAAGACTTTATTGGAACTTTGGCTGGAGGATACGATAGATTTTGCCGAGAGATAGAAAGAGCCGCCGAGAACAATAGCTCCATCATTGTGGTGGTTGAGAATGATTTGGCGACGTGTTTAAGATTCAATTATCTTCCGTATATCGCTAGAAACACAAAAGTCAATCCTGATTTTATATTTCATAAAGTCCGGATGTTAATGACTACATATAAGAACGTGCAGTTTTTGTTTGTAGACGGTAGAGAGGAATGCGTAAGAGTAATAGAAAAGATCTTTGTTAATAAAGATATATCATTAAATTACGATCTTCAGCTATTATATGATATAGAGAAGTTATGATTTACTGCCCTGATAAGTATAAAGGAACATTTCCTGATTTAAATGAAGAGTATAAGCTTATCAAAGGAGAGCTTGATGATAAAGAAGCTCGTATTACTCTAGCTAAGTTTCTAAGAAACAATATTGGTTTTACAACTGAATTGCTTTCAGGAATAAAACTCGCTCCTTATCAAGAAATGATTCTCAAAGGTATGATGAATCGTAATTTTTGCCTGAATGTTCTTGGCCGTGGTTGTGGTAAAAGCTTTTTAGGTAGCGTTTTTTGTTTTCTTCAATGTGTATTTGAACCTAACACTAAAATATTAATCGCAGGTCCAACATTTAGAACTGCGCGTTTTATTTTTAATTATTTAGAGAAGATCGTCGATTCAAAAGGCGGCGAACTTCTTCAACAAGCTTTTGGCGTGAAAGCTAAACGAAACGATCAATATGAATGGCAAATTAATGGAGGGTCCATTACAGCTATTCCTCTTAATGGAGAAAAGATTCGTGGCTTTCGCGCCAATATCCTTTTACTAGATGAATATCTGCTTCTTCCAGAAGATATCATTAAAAATGTATTGATGCCATTCCTTGTCGCTCCTCAAAACATGAAAGAGCGTATGGAAATTAGAGAAATTGAAGATAACCTAATTAAAGAAGGTCATTTAACAGAAAAAGAAAGAATGGTGTTTCCAAACACGTCTAAAATGATAGCTCTTTCTTCGGCTTCTTTTACGTTCGAAAATTTATATAAAACTTATAAAGAGTGGAACGATAAAATTTACTCTAATGAAGATGGCGAAGCTAGATATTTTATAGCTCAAATGGGTTACGAAGCTTTGCCCAAGCACATGATCGACAATACCGTTATTGAGGAAGCTCAAAACGGCGGCACTTCTCACAGTTCGTTTTTACGAGAATATTGCGCTCAATTTACAGATGGTAGTGATGGTTATTTTAGCGCGAAGAAGATGCATGAATGCACAATTCCTGATGGAGAAGTTCCTTATACTTTGATTAAAGGAAAATCTAATGTTAAATATATATTAGGAATCGATCCGAGCTTTTCTAATAGTCCTAGCTCTGACTTTTTCGCTATGTCTGTTTTTGAGCTAGATGAAGAGCGCAAACAAGGAACGTTAGTTCATGGATATGCTGTTGCTGGTGGTAATTTAAAATCTCATATCAGCTATTTGCATTATTTAATGACGAGTTTTAATATAGTTATGATTTGCATTGATAATGCGGGATATCAATTTATTGATAGCGCAAAAGAAAGTGAGTTGTTTAAAAAATCCAATATAAATTTAGGCTTCTTTGAGTCTGACACTTGTCTTGAAGGAAATGAATATATAAACATGACGCGCAAAGCGGCAAGAGAGTATAACGTAGAGAAAGGGTCTATTTGTTTTAAACAAAATTTCACTACAGATTTTATTCGTAAAGCCAATAATTATCTACAAGCTTGCATCGATCATAAAAAAGTTTGGTTTGCGTCTAGAACTTCCGCTAACAACGAAGCTTTCGATATACAAAGTTCTTGTTATGTTAACTTGGATAACGTTGGTCATGAATCTATTTTAGATTTCATTGAATTCCAAGATAATATCATATATCAGACGAAAAAGCAATGTTCATTAATAGAAGTACGATCTTCAGCTAAAGGGTCTCAATCTTTTGACTTACCTCAACATTTGAAAAGAGACATGTCTCCTAATAGAGCTAGAAAAGATAATTATACAACTTTAATGTTAGCAAATTGGGCTACAAAATTTTATTTTGAACTTGAAGCTTCATCAAAAATTAAAGAAGTCTCTACTTTTTCGCCAATAATGATCTAAAAAGGTGTAATTAATAAAAATGCCGCAAAGTCTTATAGGTTTAAAACAGATAAAATCTGGCGAGATTGGAAATTATATAACTGGAGCTTTAGGTGTATCAAGCACTGGCTCAACAGTATATACTTCCAAGCCTTCTGTATTTAATAACTCTCTTACAGTGAGCGGAGCGGCTGATTTAAAAGATACTTCTTATGCTAGAGAAGATTTCCAAATTGCTTCTGGGTTGTTAGTTTCTGGAAATATCACAGGGCTGGGAACTTTAAACATTAGCGGAGTTGCTAGGTTTGATAACGACGTTTCTTTCGATAATCCAGTTATTTTAGAAGATATATTAACTATATCTGGTGCTGCTGGCTTTTCTGGTGTTTCTAGGTTTGACGCGGCGGCAACATTTAATTCTACAGCCACTTTTAATGATCCAATAGTCGTAACAGACACTTTAAGCGTTGGAGTTGTTAATACGGTTTTTAGCGGAAATTTTCAATCTTTAGGCGATGTGCGTCTTGGAACAAGCGCAGGTGGAACCACAAGCACATATTTAATTGGAAATAATATTTTCTCTGGAAATGCTAATTTTTCTGGAACTAATTATCATGGAGGAACAAATTACTTTTCAGGCGTAACAAATTTCAATAGCGGAGTGTCGTTTAACAGCGGAAATATTATTTTTAGCGGAACTGGTCAAGCTTTTGCTACGAAAACTACTTTTTCAGGAGATGTTTCTTTATTAGGAAATACAACTGGATCATCAGTTATAATAACTTCTTCTTTAGGGCTTTCAAGCAGCGCCGTACTAACTAATAGCGGCCAATCATTTTTTTATAATGATGTTTTTATATCTGGAGCTGGAAATGATTTGGTGCTTAGAGCAAATTCGCTTCAATTATCAGATTCTGACATAATTCAATTAAGCGGCGTTTCAGATTATAATGAATCTTATATAAATTTAAACAGCGGCTCATTCTTAGAAATTAAAAGCGGGTCAAAAGAAACTTTATATAAAGATTCTAATTTTACCGTTAAGAGCGGCGCGAAATTTAATATTGAAACAGGATTCTATACTCAAGGTTTTGGGTCTATTCCCGGTACAGGTTCTGTTCCAAGTGGGCAATTGTACGTTCAACAGTTAACTATAAATAGTGTAACATATAATGTTCTCGCTATCAGATAAAATGAAATCAAAACTTAAATCTCAAGAAATAGAGCCTTTGATGGTTTCAACAGCTTCTTCTAACACAAGTACGAGAAGAAATAAGTCTGGATCTATAGAAAGAACCGACAAATTTAAAAATATTGATGATGGTTTGATGCCATTTAAATATACTCGTACCAATTTTGCTGATAGAAGTACAATTGATATTAAAGATGCTACTATATTATGCCAAAAAGCTTATTATAATTTTGCTCAATTTAGAAACGTCATCGATTTGATGACGGAATTTTCTGTTAGCAATTTATATTTCCAAGGAGGAACAAAAAAAGCGCGAGATTTCTTTCAAGCGTTGTTTAATAAAATTAATCTTTGGAGTTTTCAAGATAGATTTTTTAGAGAATATTATCGTTCAGGAAACGTGTTTATTTACCGTTTCGAAGGTGTTCTTCTAGAAGAAGATACAAATAGATTGGTGCAATTATTAGGAAGAGGTCCGTTAAATGTTTCTAATGTTAAAATTCCGGTTCGTTATGTTATTATAAATCCTGTAGATATTCAATTTTCTAGCGGCACTTCTTATCTTACGGGTCAATATTATAAAGTTCTTAGCGAATATGAATTGAGTAGATTAAGAGTTATAACTACAGAAGAAGATCAACAAATTTTCGATAGTTTTAACGCCGAAACTCAACATCTTATCAAGACCTCTAAGATCGGTTCTTTAAGAATTGCTCTTAATCCAGAAAGATTCAAGTCTGTATTTTATAAGAAGCAAGATTACGAGCCTTTTGCTGTGCCTATGGGATATCCAGTTCTTGAAGATATTAACTTTAAAGCTGAGTTAAAGAAGATGGATATGGCTATTGCTCGTACAATGCAACAAGCTATTTTATTGGTTACAATGGGTTCTGAACCTGAAAAGGGCGGCATCAATCAGAAGAATTTAGAGTCGATGCAAAAGCTATTTGAAAATGAATCTGTTGGTCGTGTTCTTATTGCTGATTATACTACAAAAGCTGAATTCGTAGTTCCTAAAATTGCTGATTTGCTAGATCCTAAAAAATATGAAACAGTTAACAACGACATTAACCTTGGTCTTAATAATATTCTTGTCGGAGGTGAGAAGTTCTCTAATCAAGAAGCTAAGATTGATGTATTTTTGGCGCGATTAAATCAAGGTCGCCAAGCTTTCTTAAATGACTTTTTGATTCCTGAGATAAAAAGAATATCTAAAGCTCTTGGATTTAGAGGATATCCAATTCCTTATTTTGAAGAAGTTAATTTAAAAGATAACACAACTCAAAATCGTGTTTATACAAGACTTTTGGAGCTTGGTGTTCTTACTCCAGAAGAGACCCTCAAGGCAATTGAAACTGGTGTTCTTCCAGATTTAGAAGCTTCTCTTGAATCTCAAAGAGCAACTAAAACTTTAAGAGATGAAGGGCTTTATGCCCCAATTATTGGCGGAGCTAAATCTGCCCCAGAAGCAGGAAGGCCAGCAGGAACGACAAAGATTAAACAACAAGTTAAAGCTGAAGAAGACGCTTATAGCTTTATAAAGATTAAAGAAAATATTCTTAAATTCCAACAACTTCAAGGTTCAGTAGAAGGATTTTTGAAGAAAAAGCATAACAAGAAAAAATTAACTGACAATCAAAAACAAATTGCCGAAGAAATTTCTAAAATTATTATAGCAAATGAATCAGTAGCATCTTGGGATGAAAGCGTTGAAAAATATTGCAATAATCCAGTAGATTCTAACTCAGGCAGAATAAGTGAAATAAATGATATCGCCGTTAAGCATGGCCTTGATCCATTTATGGCTTCAATTTTATTAAATAGTAAATTATAATTAATAAATTAGTGTAATATAATAAAAATAAATGAACTCAGAAGCATTTAACGATTCCATTGAAATAGAATATAAAAAGCCGGAAATAAAACTTCCTGCTGAAGATATTATTGTTTCTGGAGAAAATTTCGTGTTGCCGAAATTGGAAAAACTAGACATTGAAATAGAAGCTAAAAGATCTGGGCCAAAAAGCGCGGCGCAAACTCCATCTAAACCTTCTGAAAAGAAAAGCGGATCTTCTAAAAATAAACCTGGATCTGCTGGGACAAGCGGTGATGCAATAACTTTTTCAACTAAAGTTATAGAGATGCTTAAAAACAAAGTAAAAGATCATAACTCTAAGCATTCTAGAAAAGTTAATTTAACTCAATTAAAAAAAGTTTATCGCAGGGGAGCAGGAGCATTTAGTTCTTCTCACAGGCCGGGAATGACAAGAGGCGGTTGGGCTGCGGCGCGTGTCAATATGTTTTTAAGAATGATGGCTGGAAAGTCAGTTAAAGATTCTTATAGAAAAGCGGATTCTGATGTTGCTCGCAGTTCAGCTTCTATTGATATATCAGATTCTTGGGAATTAGAAGATATAGATTTTGCTCAAGCTGAAATTGATATAAAAGAATATGATTTGAATTATAATTTTGAAGATGTAGAAGAACTTTATTTAGACGAAGAAGATAACTCAAGCAAATTCTGGTATGAACTATAATAACCAAATAGAATTAGATTTTTCTAATCAAATATCTTTAGCCGCTAACGAGAAAAAGACTTTAAACAAGCCTTTTAGAACAGCAAACGGCCCTAAGAAATTTTCTGTATATGTAAAGAATGAAAAGGGGAATGTAGTCAAAGTTAACTTTGGCGACCCTAACATGGAAATTAAACGTGATGATCCTGTTCGTCGAAAGAGTTATCGCGCTCGTCATCAATGTGATTCTAAACCGGGACCAAAATGGAAAGCTAATTATTGGTCATGCAAAATGTGGGAATCTGGAAAGTCTGTTACTCAATATACAAAAGGTTCTTTAGATAATTATCAAGAAAATTGGGATGGCGAAACTTTTTGGGATAAAGATGAATTG